GTGCTCGCGCTGCAGCCGGCTGAGCTGCCAGGCGACGTCGGCGGATGCCTCGGCAGCCGCCTGCGTGCGAGAGTGCTCGCCTGCGCCCTCCGGGGTCACGGCGCTTCTGTCCGCGCGAACATGTCGACGTCGGGACCGGCTTTGACCTCGCTGCTCCGCCGTTTCGCCGCCTCCCAGTCCCGCCCGAACCGCTCCGCGCGGATGTCGTACTTGTTGAACGACCGGCCTTCGCGCAGGTCCCGTGAACCGAAGTCTTCAACGGGGACGGCGAGGATCTCGCCCTTCTCCCACGGCCAGTAGGCGACGAGGCTGCCCTGTCCGCGCCCGGCCGTTATCACGGCGGACTCAAGCTCCGCCGGGTCCAGGTCGTCATCGTCGGCCGTGATCCGCAGCAGGCGCAGAAGGAACTCGCGGTCATCCGGCGCGCTGCCGCTCACGGCTTCCACCCGTCCTGCCATCCCTCGCGGTGCCGGTACCCGTAGGCGAGCAGGCGCAGCGTACGGCACGGGTACCACGCTGCCGAGTCACCGGACTCCCCGCCAGGGTCGCAGGTCCGGCACCAGATCGAGTCATCGAGCCGCGCGTGCTCGTCAAGCACCGCAAGTACCGACTCTGCCCGTGCTATCTCGTCGCGCGGGTCGTGGGCGGCGATGTGGTCGGCCTGCCAGCAGTCGTGGCCGCCCTCCGCGTAGATCCGGATGTCGTCGCCCTCGACCTCCTCGCACGGGGAAGTGCCGTCGCATTCGCCCTCGCACCGGCACAGCGTGTGCCATTCCCCGCCGCCCGCCGACCTGGCCAGCGTCAAGTCGGCCTCCGCCTGCGCTCGCAGCCACGCGGCTATCTCTTCCACCCCGCCATTGTCCCGCCATGCGCGGAGTCTGGAGGCGTTCCGTTGGGTTACCCAAACATCGTAGAGGCGTACGGCAGCCTGTCTGCCACGGGACTCGCAGAGGAAACGACGTTCGGCACCCCCGTGGCCGCGACTTCGTGGCAGCCGATGACCGGCAACACGATGCAGTCGGATCCCGGCTGGTTCTCCCCGATGCTGATGCAGGGCCTGAGGGACGCGGCAGTCTTCAACCTGTACGGCGAGCAGAAGAATGTCGGCAACCTCGACGGGCCGCTGTTCCCGAGCAACGCGATCCAGCTTCTCGTCGCGGCGATCGGTACTGACGCGGTGACCGGCTCCGGCCCCTACACGCACGCTCTGAGCCAGGCGAACACGCTGAAGTCGCTGACCGTCGAGAAGAACATCGGCGGCCGGCAGTCCCTCCAGTTCGCCGGCGCCAAGGTCAACAAGCTCAGCATCAAGGCCCCGGCCGGGAACGAGCCGGTGCAGGTGTCGGCGGACATGATCGCCCAGTCGGTGGCGATCCTCACGAGCCCGACTGCTATCAGCATCACGAACGAGATGCCGTTCGTGTTCGCGGAGGCGACCCTCACCCTGTTCTCTCACGCCAGGGCCGAGGTCACGAACTCCGACATCAACATCGAGAACGGGATCAAGGAGACCTATACCTACAGCTCGAACCACGGGCCGAGCTTCCTTACCCCGGTCAGCCTGAAGGTCAACGGGACGATTGACGTGGTGTGGTCATCGCTGACCGACTCCACGTACGGCGACTTCACGAACATGCAGTCCGGCACCCTCGGTGCGCTGAGCATCGCGTTCACGCACCCGGGCGGCTCCGGGTACTCGGTGACGGTGAGCATGCCACAGGTGACTCTGAGTAAGGTCGCACCGGACGTTAAGTTTGAAGATGTTGTAATGAGTACGCTTTCGTACGAGGCATCTCGTCCGCTCTCCGGCGGCAGCCAGTACAGCATCGGCGCGACCGTCGTCAACGGCGCGGCCACCGCGTACTGACTCCCTCCCCGGCTTTCCCTTCCCGTTACCCCGAGGCCGCCCGCCCGGGGCCTTTTCATTCTCAGAGCACGAAAGGCGATGCATTGCCCGGCTTCCTCGAAGACCTCGGCTACGACGGCACCACCCGGATCGACCTCGGCAAGGGGTACTGGGCGGACGTCAAGAACTGCCTGACCGCCGACGAGAAGCGCCACGTCGACGACCTCCTCGGCGCGAAGCAGCAGATCGACATCCAGGGGCAGCGGCAGTTCGCCGAGATGGACTTCACCGGCATGCAGCAGGAAATGGTCGCCTGCTCCCTGGTGGCGTGGAACATCACCGACCCGGACGGCTCGACCTGGCTGCTGACCCCTGAGCGGGCGCCGAACGGGAAGCCGTACCCGGAGAACGCCCCCCGCCGGATGTCCGTCCGCCGCCTCCCTGCCCCGGTGTTCGCGCAGGTCTACGACGTGTGCAACAAGCTCAACGCCCCGCGCACCGCCGACGAGGCGGCCCAGTTTCCTGACGAGGGTGTCGGCGGCGATCCGGATGGGGACACGGGGGCCGGAGAGCTTCCAGCGGTTCCTGAGGGAGAGGGAGCTGTGGCGGCAGCTCGGACTCACCAGAGAGTCCGCCGCGCTCCGCCCGCACAAGGAGCTGGCTGACTATGAGCTGTACATCTCCATGATCCAGCGGGAAGAAGCGGCCCAGGCCAAGCGGGCTAGGTAACTAAGGCACCAGGTCCGGGGGTGTCCGTTGCCCGGAGCCGAGTCGTTCACGGTGCTGGCGATCCTGGAGGCCCGGGACCGGGCGAGCGAGATCTTCGACAAGTGCGGCGTCGCGATGGAGAAGTTCTCCGGGACCGCAGAGGAAGCCGCCGGGACCGCCCGCGAGGCGGGCGACGCGATCGACGACGCACTGCTGAAGACCGCCTCCGGCGCTGACGCCCTCGACGTCGCCACCGCCCGGGTGGAGGCCGCGCAGGCGAAGGCGGCGGAGTCCGCGAAGGCCCTCGCCGAGGCGGAGACCGGGCTGCTCGACGTCCAGCGGGAAGCCGCCGCCGTCGCTGACGGCGAAGCGGCGTCCACGGACACGCTGATCGCGGCGGACGCCCGGCTCGCCGCAGCGCAGAAGGACGCCGCCGCTGCCGCCAAGGCCCTGTCGGACGCGCAGAAGGTCCAGTCCGACACCGCGGTCGCAGCCGCCGCTAAGAACGACGAGGCGGCGGCCGGCACCGCGGCCGTGTCGGACGCCTCGAAGGAAGGCGGGCTCAGCCTCGCCTCGATGGGCAAGATCGCCGGCATTACCGCGATCGGCCTCGGCATCGCCGGGGCCGTCATGATCAAGGCGGCGGGCAACTTCCAGTCCGCGACCCAGCACCTGGTCACGGACGCGGGCGAGTCCCAGAAGAACCTCGGCATGGTCCGGACGGGAATCCTGCAGATCTCCACCGCGACCGGCACGTCGGCGAACGACATCACGAACGCGATGTACCACATCGAGTCCGGCGGGTTCCATGCGGCGACGGCCCTCGACATGGCGAAGGTCGCGGCGGAGGGCGCGAAGGTCGGCGGCGCAGACCTTGACACCGTGTCGAAGACCCTGGTCGGCACCATGAACGCCTACTACGGGTCGACCACCAACGCCTCCAACGCGACCCAGCGGTCGACGTCGATGATGGAAGAAATGATCGCCACGGTCGGCAGCGGCGACATGCGGATGCAGGACCTCGCATCCTCCCTGTCGTCGGTGGCCCCGCTCGCGGCGTCGGCGGGAATCTCGTTTGCCCAGGTGGGCGGCGCGATCGCCACCATGACGGCGCAGGGCATGACGGCGCAGCGGTCAACGCAGAACCTGAACAACGTCATCCGCAACATCGTCAAGCCGTCTGCCGTCGCCAGCAATGAGATGCGGGCGCTCGGGCTGAATGCCAACCAGGTGTCGATGAACGTCGGCAAGCAGGGGCTTACCGGCACCCTGAACGAGTACACGCAGGCGATCCTGAAGAACAGTTCCGGCGGCATGGTGACCCTCGGCTACATGAAGCAGATGTCGCCGGCCGCGCAGTCACTGGCCCAGGGCATCCTTGCCGGGACCATCAGCACGGGTGACCTGACGACCGCGGTGAAGGGCCTGAACCCCGAGCAGGCTGCGCTGATCACGAAGTTCAAGACCGCCGCCACGTCGGCAACCGGACTGAAGCAGACTTACGCCGGCGCGATGGCCGCCCTGACTGGCGGCGCGACCGGCCTGAACGTCGCCCTGATGCTCACCGGGAAGAACACCAAGACCTTCGCCAGCGACGTCGCGAACATCACCAAGCAGGGCAAGGGCGCGGCGACCCTCACCAGCAGCTGGGCCGCCATCCAGGGCACTTTCAACCAGAAAATGGACACGGCGAAAACGGCGGTCGAGAACACCGGCATCGCCATCGGGTCGGCCCTGCTGCCCGCCGCGACCGCGCTTTTGTCCGCCATCGGCAAGATCCTCATCCCGGTCGCCGAGTGGACCGCCCAGCACAAGACGCTGACCGCCGTCCTGTTCGTCGGGGTGACCGCCCTTGCGGCCACGGTGGCCATCCTCGTCGTCGTCGGCAAGACCATCAAGGCGGTCAGCAGCGCGGCCAGCGAGGTAGGCAAGGCCTACAAGGGCGCTGTCGCGGTCATCCAGAAGCTGGCGGGGGTCAGCAAGCAGACCGCCGACCAGCAGGCCGCCGACGCGAAGAAGACCGCCGCCGCGAACGAGAAGGCCTCGGCTGACTCGGCTGCCGCCGCGGAGACGTCCGCCGGGGAGTCGGCGGCAGCGGCTGAGACTGGCGCGGCGGAGACCACGGCCGCGAACGAGACGGCTGCGGCGGACTCCGCGGATGCCTACGCGTGGATGGCCGCGTCCGCTGAGAC